AGATCTTGTTTAATGAACTTGAAATTCAAGACTTAGACATTCTAGAAATCAATGCGTCACGTACTAACTCTGTAGAAGATGTGCGTGATAAGATTGTAAATTTTGTACAAATGATTCCATTTGGAGACTTTAAGGTAGTATTACTAGATGAAGCAGATTACTTATCACCTAACGCACAGGCTGCACTACGTGGAGTCATGGAGGAATACCATACGACCGCTCGTTTTATTCTTACTTGTAACTATCCTAATAGGATTATCCCTGCTCTCCACAGTCGTTGTCAAGGCTTCCACATTGAGCGAGTTGACGTTACTGAATTTACTGCTCGTGTTGCTACTATTCTCGTTGAAGAGAACGTAGAGTTTGATCTTGACACACTTGACACGTTTGTTAAAGCAACTTATCCAGACTTGCGTAAGTGTATTAATACTGTGCAGATGAACAGTTTAGAAGGCAAGCTACATACGCCCGAAAAAGGCGACACTGGTGAGGCTGACTATAAGATTGAAATGGTTGAACTGTTTAAGAAAGGTAAGATTGCAGAAGCACGTAAGCTAGTTTGCGGACAAGCTCGTCCAGAGGAAATGGAAGAAATATATCGCTGGCTCTACGATAATGTAAATATATTCGGTGAAGAAGCTGTACAGGAGAAAGCTATTCTCATTATTAAACAAGGACTAGTGGATCATACATTAGTAAGCGACCCTGAGATTAACCTTGCAGCCACATTAATTAGACTAAGTCACTTATGAAGGAAAAGTTCGTTAAAGCCTACATGGACACAGCAAAACGTTTTGCTGAACTAAGTCCTGCACGTAGATTACACGTTGGTGCTATTGTAGTTAAGGATGATAGAATTATCTCTATTGGCTATAATGGTATGCCAGTAGGATGGGACAATGAGTGCGAGTACAAAGACTACATGAGTGGTGATGCTGGTGGATGGTTAGATCCAGAAGAGATTTACGAGCGTTGGCCTCTTGAAGAATATGATAAAGAAGTAGAATCAAATCGTAGATATCGGTTAGTCACGAAGGATGAGGTATTACATGCAGAGTCAAATGCTATTGCAAAACTGGCGAAGTCTAATGACAGTGGTCTTGGGGCTGACTTATTTGTTACTCACAGTCCTTGTATCCACTGTGCCAAGCTCATTCATCAGTCAGGTATTCGTCGTGTGTATTATGGTGAAAACTATCGCAGTACTGACGGAATCGAATTCCTTGAAAAATCAGGGATTGAAGTAAAACAAATAGGAGAATAACATGCCAAAAAGAATCTTAATTATGGGTCTGCCAGGTGCGGGCAAAACTTATCTAGCACAACATGTACTAGAGCATTTACAAAATGAAAAGAAAAAAGTAGGTTGGCTCAACGCAGATGATGTGCGTAAGAAGTATAATGACTGGGATTTTAGTCACGAAGGGCGTATCCGTCAAAGTTTGCGTATGCGTGAACTAGCAGATAGTATGATAGAATATGATTATGTTATTTGTGACTTTGTTGCACCATTAGTCGAAATGCGTAATAACTTTAAAGCAGACTGGACTATCTGGGTTGATACTATCCGTGAGGGGAGGTATGCAGATACTAATGCCATGTTCATAGAGCCTGAAGTTTACGACTTCCGTATTACAGAACAGAACAGCGAAAAATGGGGCGAATTTATCGCCGCACATATTATAGATAACAGACGTCGCCCAATATTTGATTGGAAGAAACCTACTGTACAAATGTTAGGTCGTTGGCAACCATGGCATGATGGCCATCGTGCATTGTTTGAAAGGCTGCTGGCAAAAACTGGACAAGTTATTATTCAGGTACGTGATGTGCAAGGGTGGCAAGGTAGTAATCCTTTTGAAGTTGCTAAGGTTAAGGGATTTATCAAACGTGATCTAGACCCTTTATATCAAGGGCAATATGAAATCCAAGTAGTACCTAACATTGTACATATTGGATGGGGGCGTGGCGTAGGCTATACTAGTGGTGAAGAGTCATTTGATGAATCTGTAACCGACATTTCAGCTACAAAAATTCGTAAAGAGTTAGGCTTAGATAAGTGATTGAAACTACATCCCGTAGTATTGCTAAGACTATCAGTTGGAGGCTAACTGGTAGTTTTAGTACATTTGTGATATCCTATTTAATTTTAGGCAGTTTTTTAATTGCCGGATCAATAGCAATAGTACAAGTGACAGCTAATACTATATTATATTACATACATGAAAGAATATGGAATAAAATACATTGGGGAAGAAATTAAAAGGGGACTAGGTCCCCTTTTTTTAATCGTCACCGTAAAGGTCTAGTACCTCCTTAACGGCATTGTGTCGTTCAATATCACAACTATCAAAACGCACAACATCAATGTGAGATAACTTACGTCCTTCAACTTTACCAATGAAGTCTATAAGTCCATTGTCTTTTAATCTGTCTGCTTGATTTAAGTCACCAGTTACTACCATTTTAGAGTTTTCTCCTAGGCGGGTTAGTAGCATTTTCATCTGGTTCTGAGTAGCATTCTGCATTTCGTCCGCAATAATGTAAGCATTCTTAAACGTACGACCACGCATGTATGCAAGTGGGCTTATTTCTATAATACCTTCTTCTAGCATCGATTCGATTTCCTTAGTTAGATAATATTCTCCTAATACATCGAAGATTGGTCTTGTCCATGGCGCCATTTTTTCATTTAGCGTACCCGGTAAGAATCCTAAATCCTCATCCACAGAAACGGCAGGTCTTGTGACTATAATTCTATCAACTTTACCTTCTTGATAAAGTTTGATTCCCATTTGAACAGCCAACAATGTTTTACCCGTACCAGCCGGCCCAATGGCAAACAAGATGTTCTTGCTGTCATCGTGCAACTTGTATAGATAAGACTCTTGGTGTTTATTGCGAGGTAACAGGCTTACACGCTGTTTTTTCGCAGGTTTGTGTGCATGGAAATCAATTACATTCACATCTGAAGTAAAACGTTTTTTCACTCTTGTGTTTTTACTCATTAAGTTATCTCCCACTTTTTAGTAAAGCAGGACATGTAGCGACCGCCTCAGTAACTACAGAGGTCCTACACTATTACTTAGTCATTTTGGACTAAAGTAAACTGACAACATATGATTTAAAGCCTGCTAAATAAGAGTAGAACCTTCTAGGAATAACCATGCGTGATATACTTGACGTTATTAAAAACGTAGAATCAATTTATAGTACAAACAGCAGTTTAAGTACACTCAAAGACTTTGAGCGTGTTCTAGACGAAATGAATATGTACGTATATAAAAATTGGGACGAGGGAGAATTAGCTTCAGGGCCCGCTGTTGACCGTCACTGGGTTACTGCTAGTTTTATGTGGCCACGTGAAAAGATGCCTGACCCGATGGCAGCAAAACGTTTGCTTGATTACGGATGTAGAGTAAAGTACGAAAAAACTCATTTAATTGAGCCACGTGAGGTTAGATCATCTGATGACTTCCGTCCAGGTACACGTAAAGGTAAGTTAGATCATACACCGGTATGGTTAGTTGAAATTACTATGCCTAAAAAATTAGTAACTGATATCTATAATGGTTATATGACTAAGATGAAAGAAAGTATGGGCATTGGTAGAAGTGAGAAAATTGATGCTGCTCCAGTACAACCAGCTGAAGCTGCGGCGGCCACGGCTGCGGCGACTCCGGCTCCAGCGGCACCTGCTGCTCCGGCAGGGGGTGAAGTATAATGACACAAGTTAATGAAGGACTAACAGCAGGCGATCTTCGCATGTTAGTTGACAACATATTTGAAGTTGACAGTTATGCTAGTAAGATGGGCGAAGACAAAGACATTGTTGTACTAGCATTTACTGTAAAAAATCAAGAACCTGCACAAGATCTAGTTGAATTTGTAGAAAACGGTTATGATTTTGTATTAGATGCAGATGCTAGCCCCGGCGAGCTTAGTGACGGAAAATATAAAGTGTTTGTAGAAATTGAACGTAATCGTCGAATTGCAGAACAGATTATAGAACTTTTAAACGGTATTGGTAAACTAGCTGACTTAGATGATTTTAAATTTAGATACCACAAGAGTTTTAACAGTATTGATGCAGACGCTGATAATTTAAGTAATACTATTCCAAAAACCAAAGACGAGTATGAGATTAATATTCAAGAAAATGTTATGAACAACTTTAGTAACTTTTTCGGACGTAGTTTTTTAGAAGCAGTTAGTGTTGACCATAATGATATTGTGTTCCAACGTAAGTTTGCAGAACCGTTGCGTATGAGAATTTCAGACTTTGGAACAACCGCACAAGTATATGACAATATTACAGGTCCGATTATGTTAGAAGGTAATGCAATGAGTGAGATCATGTACTTTACCAAGTACGTGGGCAACTATAATATTACTAAAGTTGGTGATAAATTTGTTTTTGAGAACGGCAGATACGCCGTAGCATTGGAGAAAATTTAATGTGGCAATTTCAATGGATGTTAGGTTTAATACCTGAGTGGGTGTGGACTACATTATTAGTAGGCAGCGTGATAGGAATACTGTCAGCATGGTTATTAAAGCGTATACCATTTGTTAGTCAGTATAGATTTCCTATACAGGCAGTTAGTGTTGCAAGTTTATTAGTTAGCATATGGTTTATAAGTGCCAACAGTACTAATGCAGTATGGGAAGCTAAAGTTAAAGACTTAGAGGCTAAAGTAAAACTAGCTGAAGAACAATCTACTGAGAAAAATGTAGAAATACAAGAAAAGGTTGTTACACAGACCAAAGTGATTAAAGAAAAGGGTCAAGACATTATCAAATATGTTGATCGATGGAACACTAAAGAGGTAATCAAAGAAGTCGAAGGTCCTGAAAGAATTAGACGAGAAGAAGTGATCAAATACATTGAAAACTGTCCTGTTCCTAAGGAAATGATAGATATACATAATCAAGCCACAGAATTAAACAAAGCAGCAGAGGGCAAGAAATGAAATACCTTGCTATACTTTTAACTACATTATTAGTTGCATGTTCAACTCCTGTACCCGTTAAGCCTAAATTTCCAGAAGCTCCGCAGGCATTAAAAGAAAAGTGCGAGCAGTTAAGAAAAATTGAAGGTGACAAAGTAGCAATAACAGAAATGTTAAAAGTTGTAATACACAACTATACCTTATATTACGAATGTTCAACTAAAGTAGAAGGTTGGCAAGAGTGGTATGATACACAAAAGAAAATATACGAGAACATAAAATGAAAATTACATTAATCATTGCAACAATGTTGTTAGCAGGCTGCGCCACTAATCCAGAAGTACAAAAATCAATATCTAAAGATCAAACCATGGATAAGATGGCTAAAGCTGCTCTAATAAATGAAATGTTAGTTAGCCCTGATCCAATAGTACGTGCTAAAGGTGCTGATATTGCAGAGAAGTTTCTAGTAGAACCAAAGAAGAACTTATTTGGATTTTGATTAAATACTAATATATTAAGCAGGAGTGAGAAATGTCAGTAGTTGATTCAGTATTAAAGTTAATAACAAAAACACCAAAAGATCCAGATGCGCCTAAGCCCCCAGTGGGATCACGTTCAGAGCGTGAAGCCAAGCTAAAAGACAAAGCAGGTATGGTTATTTCTGTATTTGCATTGCTACTAGCAGTCAATGCTTGGTACGGTGGTAAGTTAAGTTCAACAGTTCTTAACAATACACTAGGCGCTAACAACACATGGGCACAGTATCAAGCCAAAGCAGGACGTGGTGTTACATACGAAATTGCCGCTAAGACAACTAATGATCCACAATTAAAAGCAGAATTCCAAGCCGAGAAAGAACGCATGGATGCTGACAAGAAAGAAATTGCTGAAAGAGCTCGTGCTATGGAAGCAGTTCGTGAAGAAGCTAAGAAATCCAGTCCATGGATCGGTTATGCTAGTACAGCATATCAACTAGCCATTGTTGTGCTATCAGCAAGTATTCTTGCAGTTAGTATGGGCATGTTCTGGGGCAGTTTTGTAGTAGCCGGCGTTGGCGTACTACTAAGCCTGAACGGCTTATATCTGTTCTTTTAAATAACAATAGGGGCGACAAATGAGCGAAGAAGTAAAGAGCGCAAGCGAAACAAAGAAAGAAGATTGGATGAATTCAAAATGGCGTCCAATGATGGGTTGGATGTATATGCTGGTCTGTACTATGGACATGGTTATATTTCCAGTATTATGGAGTCTATTACAGACTACTGTAGGTACGGGCCTTACACAATGGAATCCACTAACACTTCAGGGTGCCGGATTGTTTCACATTGCAATGGGTGCAGTTTTAGGTATCGCGGCATTTGGACGCACACAAGAAAAACTCGGAGGAGCAAACAATGGCGGAATACAAGCACCAGGAACAGGATTCCAGAGCGGGACTCCAGCATTTGGCGCACCGCAATCAGGATTCGGTGCAGCGCCTGGGGGCTTCGGTTCTCCAGCACCAAGCACAAGTTACACACCAGCACCGAGTTGGGGCACAACTCCAACAGCACCAAGGTCTTTTAGTTCAGCACCACTCGGAGCCGCAGCAGTTGGTGCAGCCGGAGGTTTTGCGGCAGCAACAATGATGCCTGCTATGGACAAGCCAATGCCTAGCAGACCACCATTGGAAGAAGATTTTCCTGAATTAGATTGACATTTAGTTTATAGTGCTATATAATAGTACTATGGACTATTATAAAATACTAGGTGTAGCTGAAAACGCAAGTCAGGATGATATCAAAAAGGCCTACAAAAAGTTGGCCATGAAGAATCATCCTGATCGTGGCGGCGATACACAGAAATTTCAAGAAATCTCACAAGCCTACGACACATTAGGCGATGATCAGAAGCGTCAACAATATGATGCTCAAAAAAATAACCCGTTTGCTCAAGCACGTAGTGGCACCCATGGATTCCAAGATATCAATGATATATTTGGAACAGCATTTGGGTTCGGTGGTGGGAATCCGTTTGGTGGGTTTCGACAACAACGCCGAAATAGAGATCTTTCAATCAGAGTTAGTATAACACTTAAACAAAGTTATACAGGAACTCAAATTGAAGCAAGATTTAACACACCAACTGGAAGAGCACAAACAGTAGTGGTTGATGTTCCTCAAGGGGTACAAACAGGACAGACTATTCGATATGCCGATCTTGGAGATGATTCTATTCCTAATTTGCCTAGAGGAAATTTAAATGTTACTGTTATAGTTGAGCCCGACCCTGTATGGGAAAGAAGAGGAAATGATCTTGTAACAATATTCAATATCTCTATTCTCGAGGCTATGACAGGCTGTATTAAAGAAGTTACTTCCTTAGACGGATCATTAATTCCTCTTAAGATTAGAGCAGGTATTCATTCTGGAGCAGAGTTTGCTGTAGGAGGGAAAGGGTTCAGAGATCTTAACTCACACATGCAAGGCAAACTTGTCGTAATCCTCCACGTAGAAATCCCTGCTATTACAGATAGCCAATTAAGGCAAGAGTTCGAAACACTCTATGCTAAAATTATAAAAACAACTTAACCGTAAGAGGAAATTAAATGGTAGAACCGAGTGGCGAATTGCAACAGGTATTCGAAAAAGCTATTGATGTAGCTAAAAAACTTAAACATGAATACTTAACTATAGAACATTTGCTTTTTGCAATGCTATGTGAGGAATCATTTAACAAGTGCGTTACTGGATATGGTGCCGATGCTGATTTTCTTAAAAAGAATCTAGAGCTGTACCTTAAAAATAAATGTGACGAAATTATTACTGAAGAAGTTGATACTAAGCCACGTAAGACACAAGCTGTTGAACGTGTATTAAATCGTGCGTTTACACAAGTTCTGTTTAACGGACGTCAGAAGATCGAACCTACTGATGTTTTTCTTGCTATCATGAGCGAAAAGCGTAGCTATGCTCACTATTATATTGCTCAAGCAGAAATTGATAAAGATAAATTTGCCGATTATTTGAATAGCGATATTCAAGAAACAGAAGCAGAAGATGATCCACGTGATGGACAAAGTGAAAGAGCCCTAAAAGCCTTTACAACTAATCTTAATGATTCAGTTAAAAAGAATAAAGTTGATCCAGTTATCGGGCGTGTTGACGAATTAGAAAATATTGCCTTGTCGTTAGGTCGTCGTAGTAAAAGCAATGTGATTCTAGTTGGTGATCCAGGTGTTGGTAAGACTGCTATTGCAGAAGGACTTGCCTACAACATTGTCAAAGGTGCTGTTCCTGACTTCTTAAAAGAATACACTGTTTACAACTTAGACATTAGTGCTATGCTTGCTGGTAGTAAGTATCGTGGAGACTTTGAAGAACGCTTTAAGTTAGTTCTTAAAGGTCTTGACAAGAAAGGTAAGACTGTCTTGTTCATTGATGAAGCACACATGATTAGTGGTGCAGGTGCAGGTGGACAACAAAGTAGTAATGATCTTGCTAATATGATGAAACCAGCATTAAGTAAAGGTAACATTAAAGTTATTGCCTCAACTACATGGGAAGAATATCGCAAGTACTTCGAAAAGGATCGTGCATTGATGCGCCGATTTGCTCGTATTACTGTTGATGAACCTACTCCAGAAATGGCAGTACAGATTCTTAAAGGCATTAAGAAGTATTACGAACAACATCACAATGTTAAAATTAAAGATGATGCTATTCAAGCAGCCGTAAAACTTAGCATTAAATATCAAACAGATAAAAAGTTGCCTGATAAAGCAATTGATTTAATTGATCTTGCATGTTCACGTTTTAATTTAAAAATTGCCGAAGATAAAGTAGTCGACGAGGCAGCTATTCAATATGAGCTTGCTAAGGTAGTTAATATGCCTACTGAGAAGATTGCAGAACAAGAATCTACAAATCTTGCAAGTCTTGAAGCTAACTTACAACAAGAAGTTTACGGACAAGAAACTGCTATTACAGAAATTGTTGACAAGATTCTTGTTAGCCAAGCTGGGTTGAAAGCAGAGAATCGTCCAGTAGGTGCGTTTGTGTTTATGGGTCCAACAGGTACTGGTAAAACAGAAACTGCTAAATCACTTGCTAAGAATCTAGGTGTTAAACTTGTACGTTTTGATATGAGTGAATATCAAGAAAAGCATTCAGTTAGTAAGCTGATTGGATCCCCTCCGGGATATGTAGGCTTTGAAGAAAATGCTGGCTTGTTAATTACACAAGTACAAGAAAATCCTAACTGTGTATTATTGTTAGACGAGATCGAAAAGTCACATCCTGATGTTTCTACTATTCTGTTGCAGATGATGGACAATGGATTTGTCACAGGATCTAATGGTAAGAAAGCAGATTGCCGTAATTTGATTCTAATCATTACTACTAATGCTGGCGCTAGTGACTCTGAAAAGAATCAGATTGGATTTGGTCAACAGGAAAAGCAGTATAGTGACGAAGCACTTAAAAAGTTCTTTGCTCCTGAGTTCCGAAATCGTCTAGATGGTGTTGTAACCTTTGGTAAGTTAACTAAAGAAACTATGATCAAAATTGTTGGTAAGTTTATGGTCGAAGTGCGTGAGCAAGTTAAAGAAAAAGGCATCAAGATTAAAATTGCTGATGAAGCAATTGATTGGTTAATCGAAAAAGGCTTTGATGCTAAGATGGGTGCTCGACCGTTACAGCGTGTCATTGACAAGGACATTAAACGTCCGCTGGCTAAACTAATGTTGTTTGGTGACTTAAAAGGTGGAGGAATGTTGAGCATTGGAGTTACAGATGGCGCTCTAACGTTAACTGCAAAGCCAAAAACTCCAAAGGTAATTGTTAATGAAATTAGCACTGTCAATACAGACCAAACAAACAACTAAGTTGTTTAATGGCAAGTACAAATACAAAATTGTACTTGTCACTAAAACGGCCAGCTGGTTTAGAGGCGCAGATTTAGAGCACGTTAAAACAATGACAGCAGTACAAGATATGTCTACTCATGCACATTGGGCAAGGACTATTACTACTACGGAAATAGAATATGCTGTTAAGTTAACTTCAGCTATGCAAAAGATGACTGATTTTATTATTAGAATTGAAAGTCCTTATATAAACTTTTATACAAATAACAAAGCAGATATTGAAAAATTAGCCAAAGTAAATGTAGACAGTGTAAAATATGTAAGTGTTCCGACGCCCGGATCAGAAGCAAACTTAGAAGATAAAAAGATTATTGTAAAGAATTTAGATTACGATTATCGCGTAACTATGGGAAGAACTAGACAAAACTACAATAACTTCTTACAATGGTGTAGTGGAAAGGATAAAGTTAAGTTAACTAAACGTGCATCGTCACAGTTGTCTAAAGAGCATAGTTGGGGCGGGTATTACTTTTATGTTAAGGATGAAAAGTCATTAACCATGGTTAAAATGTTCTTAAGCAGCAATATACAGAACGTAGAGCAGTGTGTAAAGCAGTAAAAAAGCAATAAGCAAAGATCCCTTTTACGATAAATATCGTAAGAGGGATTTTTTATGTCTATAAGATCCTATTAACATTATGAAAATTTTTGAACTGTACAATCCTAATATAAAACGAGAAGAATTTGATCTAACAGATGATCTTATCTTTTTCATGAGAAACGATCCGCAATTTTATCGCCAGGATTATCATCCATTTATACAGAAATTTAATCGTCACTGCGATGCTGGTAGACAAGTAAGTGCTAAAGCATTTGTACCCATTGTAAAACATGCATTTGAGTGCTATAAAAATAGTTTCCCAGTTGAAGGAATGGAAGATACTTTATCAAGTCAAGATTTAGAAGAGGTATGCGACAAACTACAATCTGAAGAACATAATTTCTATCACGACGAAAAGAAAAAGAACACAGAGAAAAAAGATGAAATTAAGACAACTTTTTGAATCTAAGGCGCCGAGTGTAGGAATTATATTCGGAAGATTTAATCCTCCGCATCAAGGGCACGTTAAGGCATGGGAAATGGCTAGTGAAAATCCAGCGTGGTTTGTAGGTACTAATCAAAGTACACAAGGACCCAAGGATCCATTACCTTACGATATTAAAGTTAAAGCCATGCTAGCAGTTATGCCTGAAGTTAAAGGACACATTGTCGCTGAGACTAGTTGGTTAACACTGGCCAGTAAAGTTTACAAAAAATATGGCGACACAGTTCTTAACGTGTATACAGATGAAGACTGGGTTACTAAAGCTCTAGTTCAGTATAACGGCAAAGACGGTGCTCATGGCTATTACAATTTTTCAAATATAGAACAACAACCTACTCCTAGATTAAGTTCTGCAACAGCTCTTAGAGCAGCAGTACAAGCGGGAGATAGAGAAGCGTTTGCTCAGGCAGCAGGTGTTCCTTCTGATACTCCTGTAGCAGGACATCCATTCTTTGATGTAGTAGCACACTATCTAGCACCTCATGCAGAAAAAGAAAAAGTTAAGGCTGCTAAGAAAAAAGTTAAACAACCAGAGCAAGATGTAGCAGAGAATGATTTCAAAGATACACTCTATGAGTTATCAAATGAATTTCTAGGTCGTTATAAAAAAGCTGCTGCTGCTGATGCTAAAAAAGCAGATGCAGAAGGTGACTACGATCGCGGCAACAAACGTTTTTCGGGCATTGTCAAAGCAACTAAGAAACAGTTTGCCAACGATGAGAAAAGTGTAGCGGAAAACAAATTAGGTGAAATGATTCCTTGGCCAGTTGTTGCTAATAAGATCGGTAGTGCTATGAAAGCAATGGGCTGGAAAGCACAGCGTAAAGGTGACGATGCATTTATGTTTAGCACTAAAGGTGCAGAAGATGAAAGTCAATACTACATGGTTATGATTGACAACGAAGGTGACGGCATGTTCTCCTATGCACTAGGAACATTTGAAGGCGGACGTCCTGACATTGGCGAACACGGTAAACTACCAACAACCGAAGCCAGCGTAAGTGAAGTTTTGATGGCTATCCGTGACGGGTATGGATTAAATGAGATAGTAGCTGAAAATGCTTGGGATAGATTACAGCGTGAAAAGGCTTTAGAGTCAGCAGGTGTTGGTATTATAACAAAACAGAATACAACTGTCGATGTAAATAAGAATACACCAAAGAAGAATCTAAAGGCATTTAGGTTAATATAATGGATGAACTGGCACAATTAAAACGCCTAGCCGGTGTTAATAGTTACAAAGGTCTAACACCATATGACATTAACGAAGGCAGTAATATTAGTATTACGGGCAACGAAAAAGGGCAGTTGATGAAGACGCACAATATTAAACCAGGTACCCCAGATTGGTTTAAGTTATGGTTTAGCTTGCCGTATATGACAGGTGAAAAACCAATAGGAGACAACAGATGAGTTTTGAATTTGATTTTACACTAGATAAGGTAACACATTTACTACACAAAAATCGAGAGCCAGAATTTTGGTACAATGCTATGAATGAGTATTTGCCAAAATTTGGCATTACTACTGCGGCTCGTGTTGCAGGATTTGTAGCACAAGGACAGCACGAAAGTGCAGACTTTACTATTTTACAAGAAAATCTAAACTATAGTGCAAAAGGTCTACGTGGTATATTTGGAAAATATTTTCCAGACGATACCATTGCAAATCAGTATGCTAAAAAGCCAGAAATGATTGCTAACCGTGTCTACGGTGGACGTATGGGTAATGGTCCAGAAGCGTCAGGTGATGGATACAAGTTCCGTGGTCGTGGTATATTACAGTTAACAGGTCGTGCAAACTATACACAATGCTCACGTGATTTGTTTGGTGACGACACACTCGCTAACGATCCTGATCTAGTGCGTACACCAGAGTACGCTATTATTACAGCCTGCTGGTTCTGGTACAAGAACAAGCTAAACGAAATCTGCGACAAGGGCGATATTGTATTGCTAAGTAAACGCATCAATGGTGGAACTATTGGTTTAGAAGATCGTATCAAACACTGGAACGATGCACTAGACGTGTTTGAAGGCTAATATGTTTTTAAGAGAATTGATGCAAAGGATCGATCAAGAGGATTTCCATCCTAATGATCTGCCGCCTGGTCCGGAAACTAAACCTACTATGCCCGCAGGTACTGTTAAGGTAGATGTTGATGATGTCTACGATTGGTACAAGTTAGGTCAGCATATTAGTAATATGAAAGGTTTAGGCAAACACGACTTTGGCAAGGGACCTCCTAGCACTATATTTTCCTTTGGCAGCGAAGAAGAAGAACACAAATATATTAACGCATTAAAAAAGACAGGTCTCACTACTACTGATATCGATCCATTGGATCCTAATCAACCCAAAGGTATGCCTCGTCAGAAGACCGATCCTACTTACAATGTAGGCGAGGCTAAGAAACGTAAGCGCAAAGCTCGTCGTACTGCAGGTACTTCTGCAGCATACGGTCCTGGACCTTATGGTGGCTATGGATACTATGCTGGCTACAGCGGAGATAGCTCCGGCGGTGGTGACGGCGGAGGTGGCGAAAGTGTTAATCGTGGTGTGGCGGAAGGCGTCCCTCAACCGGGGCCAAGTTCAGGTGCTCCAAAACAGTTTGGACCCGATGCTAAAATACAAACTCGACAAATGACTGTAAAAGATATTATATCATCTGTGCCAGGGGTGCCTTATTATAATAATGTAGTTGATGATTGGGACGCCAAAGATTATAGTTGGGGTGTCACTAAAAAAGTTATAGAGTATGCTACTTACTTGAAGGATCATCCAGAAAGTTTAGCAAAGTTGCCACCAGCAATAGTATTAAACGGTAAGTTTGAAGATGGCGCCCATAGAGTATCTGCCATATGGTTGTTACAACAAAGAATGGATCCTAAAAATCCCTTGTGGAAAAATGCTAAATTAAATGTTCAGTTTGTTAAGCAAGGTGTGGCGGAAAACTTTGCTGATGGAAAGAATCCACAAGACAAAGGTGACAGCAAGCGTCACGGTATCAATACTAAAGCATCAGTAAGTAGTTTACGTAAGACTGCTAAACAAGGTGGACGTAAGGGCCAGTTAGCACATTGGCTTGCTAATATGAAAGCTGGTAAGGCTAAAAAGAATGAAACATTAACAGAAGCTGTTATTCATCCTAGTACTATGGATGCACTAGAAGACTTCTTACCATTTGTAATGAAGTTGCTAAAGCTAGATAAGCTGCCTAGAATTAGTGTACATAAAACTATCGAAACTGGTGATCAACCTAGCTTTGGTGGGTATAATCCAGCTGACGGCACTATACAGTTGGCGCTTAAAGATCGTCATCCTGCAGATGTACTTAGAACACTGGCACACGAACTAGTACACTTTAAACAAGATCAACAGGGCGAGCTTGATGAACAAAGTGGCGCTACTGGTAGCAATGAAGAAAATGAAGCAAATACTAAAGCAGGTATTATCATGCGTCATTTTAACAAAAGATTCCCGCAATATTTGGAATAACTTATGCGAATAAAAGAAATATTAGTTAAAGAAGACGCTACTGCTGGCGCAACTAGTGCAGGAAATGTAAGTGTTGGTGCTGTTTATAAGAATAAAATGGGCAAGACTTATAAGAATAAAGACGGTACAGCAAAAAATGCCTTAGATATTAAGGGGGCTAATTTACTCACCGGTGGCAGCTTAAAACGATAAATACAACGATATTGGAGAATCCCCAAATGCAAGACAACATGAATATGATGAACAGACCAGATAACCACGAAGCTAAAATGGCTCGTGCCGATCTATTTAAGTGCGCTCAATACAGCTTTAAGCTGTTTAAAATGATACAAGAAGATCAAGAGCTAGAAGGATGGGTACAGGCTAAGATTACCAAAGCTGCTGATTACATTGCTAGTGTATATCACTACATGGAATACGAAATGAAGATTAGCGAGTATGGTGATGCAATTGAAAACGCTGACATGTATTCAGAAAGCATTCGTCGTGCATTTGCACAACAGCTAACAGAAGCTAAGAAACAGGCTGTTAAAGCTAAAGATGACATGAAGAAGAAAGAAAAAGCACTAGACGAAGAACGCAGTTCAACTGGTGGTGAGATTGATCGTTCTAAGAAAGGTGTTACTAAGCATAAAGAAAATCCAAACAGATTCAGTGACGAAGAGCATACTGAGCCTAAGTCACAAGCAAAGTCAAAGTCTGCTGCTGAGAAAGCAGGTGACAAAGCCCACGATAAAGCACAAGAGAAAGATAGTAAAGCATGGGGCAAAGCTAATCCAGGTAAACAAACTATTATGAAGGGTGGCGTTAAAACCACCAACGAGACTGCTGTTCCTATGAATCCTGATGGCGCTACAGCTCCGCCAAAAAAGAACCCTAAGACAGGGCGTTATCCAGTAATCACTTCTGGTCCTAATAAAGGTAAAGAGTGGAGTGCTGCTGCACCTGGTCCAACAAATCCTGCAATGAAAGAAGGCAAGAAGCCAGATTTCTTAGACATGGACAAAGACGGCGACAAGAAAGAGCCAATGAAGAAGGCAGTTGCTGATAAGAAAGCAGGACCACAGAAAGGTGTTAATCCTTTTGCTAAAGTAAAAGAAGCTGCTGACAAATGTAATCACACTGCAAAAGGTAAGTCATGCCCAGTACACGGTCTAAAAGAATGTGGTAGTATGTATGAAGGTGACAAGTTTGATCCATTGAAGCACGTTAAGAATCCTACCAAAGGTGAAAAGACTGCGGCTAAAGATGTTAAGCGTGGTAGCTACGGAGATCGTGCAGCCATGTTGAAGTCAGCAGAAAAAGACGGTCGCTTAAAGGGTTAATATCATGGACATGAAGAAAATACTCCAAGCAATGGATGGCGTTAAGGCCAAAGCTGAAGTAAATTCTTCAGACATGAAAAAGTTTCTTACTATTGTAGAAGGTAAAGGACCGTTAAACCGTTCTACTACTGCAGAAGCATTAACAATGCAACACTACACAGAACCAAAGAAAACAATCACTGCTCCAGTACTTAATGTAGCAGAAGGTGCAACGCCAAGTATGATTGGCAAGTACTTTGCTACTGTAGAACAAGAATTAAAAGAAGCTGCTGCTCGCCCTAATGAACGTGCTCGCCAATTAGCAGAACGTGTCATTGAGCGTGTAACTCAAAACGCAGACGGGTCATTACCTGATCCAAGTATCAATCGCCTAACAGGCAAACCTAATCCTCCAGCAGCAGAACCTGCACCAGCACCTAGTAATGTAAAGCCGGGTGGCGCAACTGTAGAGTACGGTGGTGAAACGTACGACGTGACAGTATTTGGTGACAAAAGTATTAGACCAAGAATAGCACGTAGTGACAAAGTTGTTAGTGCTAAGGTTTATACAATGGGCAACAAAATGTTTGTGATATTAGATTCACCAGCTCAAGAAGGTGTAACAGAAGATAAAGATCCTTGCTGGGACAGCCATAAAATGGTTGGTACAAAAAAGAAAGGTGGCAAGACAGTTCCTAACTGTGTGCCTAAAGAAGCAGTTAATCCTGCACAACAGGCAGCTATTGCTATTGCAAAAAAGAAAGCAGGTAAGAAATAATGGACGAGCTCAAAAAAGCAATGAAGATTGCATTTGCTAGTGAATATGCATTTGCTATTAAAGCACAAAACTTTCATTGGAATGTAGAAGGTCCGCTGTTCCCGCAACTACACATGTTGTTTGCTACAGTTTATGAAGAAGTATATGGTGCAATTGACGACTTTGCAGAAAATATTCGCAAGTTAGGATCATACACACCTGCTAGTTTCCAACGCTTTTCAATGCTAACACAAGTTGAAGATGAATTAAACATGTTAGAAGATAGAGCTATGATTGCAGAATTACTGCAAGACAGTGATAAAATGGTTAAATTGTTAAAGATAGTATTTGATCTTTCTGAACAAGCAGGCGAACACGGATTAAGTGACTTTATAGCAGGCCGCATGGATGCACATCGCAAGCACAGCTGGCAGCTAAGGGCTACTTCTAAAGAATAAGAACACACTACCTTAGGACCTTTGCGTTTTTAAGTGTGGGGAGGCTGCTGCCCGCAGAAAGCGATTCGCTACCGTAGACTGCTAAGTGAGCATAAATATATTATAGATTATTTGGGGAACAAAATGGACTTAAAAGCATTGATGCAAAAGTTAGAAACTATTAACAAAACAGAAATTCTAACTGAATCAGAAAAGAAAGAAACAACCTGGACTGACAAGAGCGGTAAAAAGCATCCTGCTACACAAGTCAAAGGCGACAAGTATACAGGCAAGGAAGCTGAAAAAGACGCTAAGCCAAAGAAAGACGATATAGACGAACATTTCACTAGCGCCATTGCTCAAGCATTAGTTGAAGAATTTGGTTATGAGGTTGAAGAATCTACGTTAACTGAAAATCCACATGCTAGTGATCCTGCAAAATCAGCAGCATGGGCAGCATTAAGTCCAGAAGATCAAAAGTGGTTAGGCGGTGCTGATCCAACTGACCCAGCTATTTTAGCTCGCGCTCCTAACAAAGGTAAGCCGTCAGCACCAGCACCAGGAGGCGCAGCCACTAAGCCAGCAGGTGCACCAGCATTAGTAGGAACACAGAACCAAGCACCTGATGCGGCTGCTCAGGCTAGCCGAATTGCTGATAGAATGGATGCAGAAGCAGGTGCAAATACTGCAGGGCAGGCAGCTGCTCCGGCAGCAGTAGATCCAGCTGCCGATCAACAAACTATTGACCCTGCTAAATTAGCAAGATTTAAAGAACTACTGGCAAAGGCAGCTACTCCAGCGGCGCCAAAACCTACACAAATTGCTCCTGCTCCTAAGAAGCCAGCAACTGGTGCTTCTACTAAACCATCACAACCGTTACCAGGTGTAACAGGTGTACCCGGCGCACAAATTTCAAATACACCAGCAGCAGAATCAGTAACTTACGAAGACGATCAAATATTACTTGCTATTAAAAACGTAAGATTTTAAAATGAAAGACCCGATCTTAGAATCTTTAAATACCATTCGTAGATTAGAATCGCCTGAGGTTCTAAACGAAGCTGCGGTTGCTGCACCAGCGGCAGCAGCTGGCAAGGGAATTGGAAGATTTATCCCAGGTGTTGGTGCTGCCTTAGGTGCATATGATGCTTACGGTCGTGCTAAACAAGGTGATTGGGCAGGTGCTGGATTATCAGCACTAGGTGGTGCTGCCAGTTTAATTCCAGGTGTTGGCACAGCAGCTAGTATAGGCATTGCAGGTGCTCAAGCACTACGTGATAAACAGCGTACTGGTAGCTACTTACCAGGCGAAGATGAAATTGCTGCGGCTGTTGCTAAAGATGCGGCTCCACAAGCAGGTGCGGCTAAACCAGCGGCTGCTCCTACACCTCCAGGTGCTGATCCAAAGGTACTTGCATTACAAAAACAATTAATTGCCAAAGGTGCTAAAATTACAGCAGATGGCAAAATGGGGCCAGCTACACAGGCTGCTATGAAACAATTCCCCGGCGTAGCCGTGGCAGAACAAAATAAAGGAAACGATATGTCTGAATCACAAAAAATTGCAGAGCTAAGAGATCGTCTTGCTCAATTAGAACAAACTCAACAAGTGGCTGAAGGTCCGTTAGATGCAATTAAGGCTGGCGCTCAAGGTATAGGCAACTTTTTTAAAGGTGCTAAAGCAGGAGCACAAGGTGGAACTGCCGCTAGTAATGTTGCATCAGGCGCAGCCAATTTAGGCAAAGCCGGAGATAAAGGAATGGCAGCTGCTCAAGCAGTGAAAGGGGCCGGTAATAAGGTTGCTGGCGCTGTTTCTAATAATAGAGGTAAGTTAGGAGTGGCGGCTGGTGCAGGAGCAATGGCTGCATTGAGTGGTGGTGGCGCAACTAAACCAACTGATCCAGTTAAGCCTCCAGTTAAGCCAGCAGTTACTCCAACTGCTGATCCAGCAACAGCTTCTGCAACCAGTTTAACTACAGATGAAGAAGGTGAGATGGGAGTGTTAGCTCAAGAACTCGGAGCACATATGGGCCGCGTTCCAGATCTTGATGCATTGCTATTACAATACGAAAAACTTCGTCCTGGTGCTGCCAACGCGGCTCCATAAAAAAGCGCCCCTGGGGCGCTTTTTTAATGATAGTTACCTTGGTAACAATGTCGGATTTCGTGTCCTACATCATGTAATGTAGGATTTTTCTTTGTATAGATAGTACAGGTTCTAGTGGCAAAGTTCCAAAACGCACAAGCATCTACTTTATAATTGAATCCACCATGGCCTCGACGTTTATATTCATTTTGACAAACCTGTTGTACATTCTCAACAGGCTTCCAAGTGATTAGCATAGTTTCAACCTCGTTGTCTTTAGTACTAAACGCGGCATCAGGATTGAACCATTGGGCAGAAACGTTTGAACAAATTAACAAACTAATTAACAAAGATTTTTTCATATGTGTTGCTCTGTGTAGCTAAGTATGTTATTATTATACAATACTTTTAAAGGAATGTCAATGAGTACACGCATGTATGGGCCTGAAGAAAAAGCCAAATTAGAACGTTTGATCAACGAAGGTAGTACCGTTTTACGTGAAATTGAGGATTTGAAAGAAGGGCTCAAAGAAACGGTTAAAGCTGTGGCAGAAGAATTGGAAATTAAGCCAAGTGTTATTAATAAAGCAATAACTATTGCCCATAAAGACAATTGGAAAGAGCACGAAAGTGCTTGGGAAGATGTTGAAATGATTTTGGGTGTTACTGGACGCTTGCCGCAAGATTAATGGAATTTATAAAAGGCATTTATAATTGGGCAAGGACAGACTATCGAGAATGGCCTACTCGATTTACACTGGAAATTACAGCATGGTTCATGAGCCTTGGATGTTCGCTAACATTAGCAGCCGGGGCAACTGATCCACTGTTTTTCTATCTCTATCCAATCTTTATACTTCAGTGCGCAATATTTGGATGGGCCGCCTGGACCCGTAAAAGTACAGGCATGGTAGCTAACTACCTACTATTAGTCACTATTGATCTAGTAGGCTACATTAGACTACTAAATATGTAAGAGAAAGGTTTAGTCAGCCATAAATGACAACGTAGGTATTTGCAGGCCTTAAATTGCATAGGAGAAACAATTTGTACGTAGATGCATTCTTTCAGCGTGATGCTGATATCGTGAAGGTAGTCGAACGTAGCACAGAGGGGAAACGAGTATTCAAAGAGTTTCCTGTACGCTATACGTTTTACTATCCAGACCAGAGGGGTAAGTACCAAAGTATTTACGGTGACCCTTTATCAAGAGTTGTATGTAAAAACTCAAAAGACTTCCGCAAGGAATTGTCAATTAACTCAAACAAAACACTATTTGAAGCAGATATTAATCCTATCTTCTCTACACTTAGTGAAAACTATCTCAATCAAGACGCACCAAAGCTCAATGTAGCTTTCTGGGATATTGAGGTGGACTTTGATCCAGAACGTGGCTATGCTAGTCCAGAGGACGCATTTATGCCAATTACTGCTATCGCTGTTCACCTACAATGGCTTGACACACTTGTATGTTTGGCAGTTCCTCCAAAGAAAATGAGTGTAGCAGAAGCAGAAGAACTTGTTAAGGATTTTCCTAACACGCATATCTTTGACAACGAAGCAGATATGCTAGATACGTTCTTGAACCTAATACAAGACGCTGACATCCTAAGTGGTTGGAACAGTGAGGGCTTTGATATGCCCTATACGGTTAACCGCATTACTAAAGTATTAAGCAAAGACGACACCCGTAGATTATGCTTGTGGGATCAATATCCTAAAAAACGTGAGTATGAAAAGTATGGAAAAACAGCTACTACTTATGACTTGGTTGGTCGCGTTCATTTGGACAGTCTCGAGTTGTACCGCAAGTACACCTATGAAGAACGACACACCTATCGATTGGATGCAATCGGAGAAATGGAAGTAGGTGAAAGTAAAACTGTTTACGAAGGTACACTGGATCAACTGTACAACAACGACTTCCGTAAGTTTGTTGAATATAACAGACAAGATACTGCACTATTAGATAAACTAGATAAAAAACTAAAATTTATTGACTTATCTAATAAACTAGCACACGAATGTACTGTATTACTACAGACCACAATGGGTGCTGTAGCTGTTACTGAACAGGCTATTATTAACGAATGCCATCGTAGAGGATTCCAAGTTCCTAATCGCCCTAAACGCGATGAAGAAGCAGACAACTCAGCCGCAGGTGCGTATGTAGCGTATCCTAAAGAAGGCATTCAAGATTGGATTGGCTCATTAGACATTAACTCACTGTACCCTAGTGCTATTAGAGCACTTAACATGGGACCAGAAACTATTGTAGGACAGTTACGTCAAACTGCCACACAAGAATATATTGACGAACTTACAGCAAAAGGTAAGTCATTTGCGGCTGCATGGGAAGGCATGTTCGGTAGTGTTGAGTATACCGCTGTTATGAACAAAGAAATTGGCACAGAAATTACCATTGACTGGGAAGAAGGTGGAGTTGACAAACTAAGTGCTGCCGAAGTATATCGATTGATATTTGAAAGCAATCAGCCATTTATGCTTAGTGCCAATGGTACTATCTTTACCTACGAGAAAGAAGGAATTATTCCTGGATTGTTAAAACGTTGGTATGCCGAACGTAAAGAGATGCAGGCTAAACTAAAAGAATGTATCAAGGCAGGCAACAAAGTTGAAGAAGAATATTGGGATAAACGACAGCTCGTTAAAAAGATTAACCTTAATAGTTTGTACGGTGCCATTCTTAACCCTGGTTGCCGCTTTTTTGATAAGCGTATTGGACAAAGTACTACACTAACAGGTCGTCAAATTGTTAAACACATGGCAGGCAAGGTTAATGAGATTGTAACAGGTGACTATGACTATCGTGGTAAAGCTATTATCTATGGTGATACTGACAGTTGTTACTTTTCTGCTTACAAAACCTTACAAAAAGAAATTGATAAAGGTAGTATTCCATGGACTAAAGAAACTGTTATTCAACTCTATGACCAGATTGCAGAAGAAGTTAATAACACATTCCCACAGTTTATGTTAGATGCATTTCATTGCCCAAAGAACCGTGGCGAAGTTATTAAAGCAGGACGTGAGATTGTCGGTAGTAAGAGTTTGTTTATTACTAAGAAACGTTATGCCGTTCTTTACTACGATAAAGAAGGTAAGCGTACAGACGTAGAAGGTAAGCCAGGTAAGATCAAGGCCATGGGCTTGGATCTAAAACGTAGTGATACGCCAGAATTTATTCAAAACTTCTTAAGTGATATTTTGGAGAAAGTCTTAACTGGTGCTACTGAAACAGATGTATTAGACCATATTACTGAATTCCGTACTAACTTCAAGGCTCGACCGGGATGGGAGAAAGGTTCGCCTAAACGTGCCAATAAGATTACAGAATATCAATCTAAAGAAGCAAAAGCAGGTAAGGCCAATATGCCAGGGCACGTTCGTGCAAGCATTAACTGGAATACTCTAAAACGCATGTACGACGACAAATATTCAATGAACATTACAGACGGTGCTAAAGTTATTGTTTGTAAGCTCAAAGAAAATCCACTGGGGTTTACATCAGTAGCCTATCCAGTAGATGAACTTAGACTGCCCCAGTGGTTTAAGGATTTACCATTTAATCACGAAGAAATGGAACAGACGATTATTGATAACAAGTTAGAAAACCTGATCGGTGTTCTTAATTGGGATATCAGATCAACCGAACAGACAAATACTTTCAATAAATTATTTGACTTCTAATATAAAAACCTATATACTATACAACAAAGGAAACAATCATGCAAGATATTTTAAAAGACCTCGTAGGACATACACACAGTTTAGGCTTTCTACCACTAGTTAAAATTACTGGTGATAAAGACACTGTAATTGAATCTATGGCCGAAGACCGTAGTGTTATTGTTACTGCAAAAACACACAAGGCAGTTGACGAATTCGATGGCGTCTTTGGTATGCCTAACTTAGACAAGTTAGCATTACACTTGAAGAACCCAGAGTACAAAGAAGGTGCTAACATTGAAGTAGTACGTTCACAACGTAACGGAGTTGAGATTCCAACTAGTCTGCACTTTGAAAATGCCGCTAAAGACTTTAGAAACGATTATCGTTTCATGAATAGTGAAATTATTAATGAAAAGCTAAAGTCAGTTAAGTTCAAAGGTGCAAGTTGGGACATTCAGTTTGAGCCAGCAGTAGCAAGTATTCAACGTTTACGTTTGCAAGCGGCAGCACATACTGAAGAAACAACCTTCCAAGTTAAAACAGAAGGTGGCAACTTAGTATTCTTCTTTGGTGATGCAAGTACACACGCAGGATCATTTGTGTTCCATGCTAATGTAGATGGAAAATTAAAGCAGACATGGTCATGGCCTGTGAATCAAGTTATGGCAATTCTTGCACTTGACGGTGATAAGACTATGCGTATTGCAGATGCAGGTGCTATGCAAATTACAGTTGATTCTGGTCTTGCTGAATACAACTACATTTTACCAGCACAGAGCAAATAATGAATAAAAACCTGACTGCACAGCAAAGCGATTACGCATACTTCTTGCCAGCTAC